TGTTCAAGTTATAGACTATGTTGAACAAGCGGATGCGTTATTCCAATCACAATCAGAACAAAGAGAACAGATTAGAAACGATATTAAAGAACAACAAGATAATATCGATAGATATAGACTACAGGCACAAACCACCATTGATGGTGCGAATGATGAAATAAACAGATTACAAGACTTGTCAACAGGCAATATTGATGATATACTGGTTAAGACAAACGAATATAATACAGAAATAGATAGTATCTATGATGAGATACAAGTCCTCAAGGACGATAGATTTGTATTCGAACAAGAAATTTTAGGATTTGAAGCGGAGATTGGCCCAATTAAGTATGTTGCAGAGGTAATATATGGGCAAGAGGAGTCTGTCAAGTATCTTGACAACGCTGTTAGGTGGGTGATTTTTGCACTCATTTTCGTGTTTGACCCACTTGCGGTGTTATTATTAATTACTTCAACAGGTTTAATTGTTCGTAAGATTGAGGAGGACAAACCGAAGGTTGTAGAGAATAGATATGTCATTCAAGTGCCCAAAAATAAGGTACCAAAAGTCAATAAAACCACCTAGTATTTCTACGCCAATTACTGTATAATAGGAGACAATGTTATGGTTGGAAAGAAAATACTTATCTATGGTTATGGCAAATTTGGACCGTTCCAAATGGGTCAATGAAAATACATTAAATCATAGATGTCCCTATTGCGGTGATTCGCAAAAGAATGTTTACAAGTCTAGAGGTTATCATTTTGTAAAAGAACAGTCGTTCATATACAAATGTCATAACTGTGGAAAGACTACATCAAGCGTAAATTTTCTTAAAGAAAACTTTCCACAGATTCATAGAGAATACTTGAAAGAGTATTTGTCAGAACAAGGACATAAACCCAAAAGAAAAATGCCATCAAGCGATAAATTTAAGTTCACTCCACAAGCGGATATTCTAAATAAAAATGGAAGTCAGTTAGATAAACTTTCTGGTTTACAGAAAGACAATAGTTTGAGAGCAATAGCATTTCCTGTTGTCGAAAAGTCTGAGGCACGCCAATATCTAATAGATAGAAAGGTGCCAGAGTTTGCAATGAAAGACATATGGTTTGTGGCACAGGCCCAAACACTACATCTTTTATCATCAAAATATGCTGATAGAGTTTTAGGTAATGACCCTAGAATTGTATTGCCATTCTATAGTGAGAATGGGGAATTGGTCGGAGTATCTGGTCGTGCAATCAATGATTCACCACTACGATATTTGACTATGAGATTCCGAGATGATGTTCCACTCATCTTCAATTTGAATAAAGTGGATAGAACGAAAACTATATATGTGACCGAGGGACCCATAGATAGTTTATTCCTACCTAACGGTATCGCAGTAGCAGGTAGTGATTTCAAGAAGATACCAGAAGATATAAAAGACAACGCAATACTCATTTATGATAATGAACCAAGAAACAAACAGATAATTAAAAAGATGGAAGAGGTCATTGACCTTGGATATCGTGTTTGTATTTGGAATGATAAACGCATAAGTGAGTGCAAGGATATTAATGACATGATAATGAGTGGTTTGAGTGAGAGTGAAGTTGTTGACATCATCAATCGTAATACTGTTTACGGTCTCTCAGCAAAATTACAATTGATGGAGTATAAGAAAACATGAATACAGAAATAAGGGTCATTAAAACAGATGGTACAAAAGTAGAGATAAATCTAGACAAGATACATAGAATGGTTGAAAAGGCCTGTCGTGGTATAACAGGAGTTTCAGAGTCACTAGTAGAGATGAACAGTGGTCTTCAATTTTATGATGGCATAACAACACAAGAGATACAGAAAATTCTAATCAAGTCAGCCAGTGACTTAATATCTCTAGAATCACCAAATTATCAGTATGTCGCATCTAGATTATTATTGTTTGCGATACAGAAACAAGTATTCAATACGAAGTGGAAAGATAGTGAGATATATCCACCACTCAAAGACTTAATAGAAAGAAATATAGAAAAGGGTCTTTACTCAAAAGATTTAAGAGATAAATACTCAGACAAAGAGTTAAAGAAACTTGACTCATATCTAAGGCATAGTAGAGATTTCGAATTTACATATGCAGGCCTACAACAAGTAGTAGATAAGTATCTGATACAAGATAGGTCAACCGGAACAATGTTTGAAACACCGCAATTCATGTATATGTTAATTGCAATGACACTGTTTCAGAATTATGATAAAGAGAATAGATTATCATATATTCAAAAATACTATAACGCATCATCGACATTTAAGATAAACATACCTACGCCTATTATGGCAGGTGTAAGAACACCATTAAAACAGTTTGCAAGTTGTGTTCTAGTTGATAGTGATGATACATTAGATTCACTATTCGCCAGTGATATGGCAATTGGTAGATATGTCGCCCAAAGAGCAGGCATTGGTATCAATGCAGGAAGAGTTAGAGGCCTTGGTGCAAAGATAAGAGGTGGGGAAGTGCAACACACAGGAGTTATCCCCTTCTTGAAAAAATTTGAGTCAACTGTAAGGTGTTGCACCCAAAATGGTGTAAGAGGTGGCAGTGCAACAGTTCACTTCCCTATTTGGCACCAAGAAATAGAAGACATTATTGTTCTAAAGAACAACAAAGGAACAGAAGATAATAGAGTAAGAAAATTAGATTATTCTATACAGTTATCAGAGTTATTTTATAAGAGATTTTTATCTGATGGTGAAATAACTTTATTCTCTCCACATGATGTGCCAGGTTTATATGAGGCATTTGGCACGCCAGAGTTTGATGAGATGTATGAGAAGTTTGAAAATGCATATTCAATCCCTAAAAAGAAAATTAGTGCAAGAGAACTGATAACAGATTTACTCAAAGAAAGAGCGGAGACTGGCCGTATCTATATAATGAACATTGACCATTGCAATAGTCATAGTTCATTTACAGACAAAGTTAATATGAGTAATCTTTGTCAAGAGATAACATTACCAACAGACCCAATTCAACATATTGATGACCATGGTGGGGAGATTGCCTTATGTATATTAAGTGCAATCAATGTTGGTGTTGTTAAAGAAGAAGAACTAGAAGAGATATGTGACCTTGCAGTTAGGGGTCTGGAAGAGTTGATAGACTATCAAGAATATCCAGTTGCAGCTGCCGAAATGTCCACTCTCGCAAGAAGAAGTCTTGGTATTGGATATATTGGACTTGCACACTATCTCGCAAAGAACCGTGTTAAATATGGTGATGAGAGTGCCTGGAGACTCGTCCACGAGTTGACAGAGAAATTCCAATACTATCTACTCAAATCGAGTAATGAAATCGCAAAAGAGAAAGGTAAATGCGACTATTTTGACAAAACTAAGTATGCACAAGGTATATTACCGATAGACACATACAAGAAAGATGTAGATGATATAGTCAAACCTGATTATGCGATGGATTGGGAGAAGTTAAGAGCAGAGATATTGACTCATGGGTTAAGACACTCTACACTAACTGCACAAATGCCAAGTGAGTCATCAAGTGTGACATCTAACGCAACAAATGGTATTGAACCACCAAGAGATTATCTATCAGTTAAGAAGAGTAAGAAAGGGACATTGAAACAGATTGTGCCACAATACTCACACCTTAAATCTGCATATACTCTATTATGGGATATGAAAGACAATACAGGTTATATCAATATAGTTGCAGTAATGCAGAAGTTCTTTGACCAAGGGATTAGTGGCAACTGGTCATATAATCCTGAGAATTATGATAATAATGAAGTTCCGGTCTCGGTCATGGCAAGAGATTTGTTGAACACATATAAGTATGGATGGAAGACATCATATTACCAGAACACAATGGATGGTAAAGTAGAAGATGTCATGGAAGAGTCATTACCAAGTGACCCTTTCACTAGTGAAAGTGAGGATGATTGCGATGCCTGTGCAATTTGAAGATAAGACAGTAAACTATAGAATCAAAACAAAAGAACAATCTGTATCAGGTCGCACTAATGAGATGACATGGTCTTTAATGAAAGACAGATATGTGGTCATAAGAAATTTCATACCAGAAGACATCATGGAAATGGCACTTGATATGTGGCGTGCTGATGAACAGTTCGGCAATGCATATACAGAACAAGAAGTTAAAGACATCACATACAAGAATCCAGAAGATTCAATAGGCAAATCAAAAGGTGGATATTGCACACCATGGGGTATCGCACTTCATGGATATATTCATAACAAACTGAAAGATTATATTGATATGGATTTGAGAGAAACATATTCATATACTAGAAAGTATGAGAGAGGTGCGTATCTTGGTTCACACACTGATAGACCATCATGTGAGATTAGTGCAACACTATGTTTAGATTATCAAACAGATGACAACACACCATGGAAGATATGGTTAAGAAATGATAAGAACTATGCAGGTGTA